GCATGTTGCATGGCCAATGCCACGGAGTCGCCGTTCAACCCGGGCAACTACCCGCTCAAGCAAATCCAGTGGGACACACTGGCCGAGGTGGTCGCCGAACTCGCCGCCAAGTATGGCATCGCGTGCAGCCCGACGACGATCATGCAGCACGGCGAGGTCGAGGATAATCTCGGCATCGCACAGGACGGCAAGTGGGACATCATGAAACTGCCGTGGTCGTCGGGCATGAGTGGCGACGACGTCGGCGATCAGTTCCGCAGCAAGGTGAGCGCGCTTCTCTGATGCAGGTCTCCGACCAGCTACGCAAGAGCACCCACGGCTACACTCATTGGTGCCCGGGCTGTGGGTGCTGTCACCACATCGCCGTTGATCAGCCCAACGAGCAGGGTGCGAAGTGGTACTTCGACCGCAACTTAAACAAGCCGAGCTTCTCGCCGAGCATCTATTTCCAGTATCGTGATCAGCAGGGGATGTCGATTGGCATCTGTCACTACCACTTGGTCGCCGGCCAGCTGGCCTACCAGAACGACTGCACACATGGATATGTCGGCCGGATCGTCGATCTGCCCGACCTGCCGCCCGGACTACGCGACAAGGAATAGCTGAAATGGTCGAACGTCTCAGACTCGAAAAAGCCGCCAATGGCAAGAGCGGCACCAACGGCCGCACCGGATTGATGATGACCGGCCTCGTCGCGCCGCCGCCACGCGTCAAGGCGATGACGCCGATGGGCGTCTCCGGTGTCAGTGTGCTGAGCGGCTACGTCCGCACCACCGAGAAGAACGCCGATTGGGTCGGAACCCGTAAGTGGCAGACGATTGCCGACCTCAGCGTCAACGTCAGTATCGTCGCGGCGAGCGTCGGCTTCTTCCTCAACATGGTGGCGCATCCGGCGTGGACGGTGAAGCCGGCCGAGGACGTGAAGGAAGGCAAGTCGAGCAAGGAGGCCGAGAAGCTCGCCGAGTTCGTCGAGGATTGCATCAACGACATGACGACGCCGTGGCAGCGGGTCGTGCGCCGTGCTGCGATGTACCGCTTCAATGGTTTCGGTTTGCAGGAGTGGATTGCCAAGAAGCGCGACGACGGCAAGATCGGCATCAAGGACATCGAGCCGCGTCCGTGCTTCACCATCGAGCGCTGGGCGCTCGACGACGACGGCACGATACTCGGTGTGTGGCAGCGCAGCCCGCAGACGTTCGAGCTTCTCGGTCTGCCGCGTGGCAAGCTCATCTATCTGGTCGACGACACCTACACCGACCAGCCTGACGGCATCGGCGTTTACCGCATGCTGGGCGAGCCGTTCAATCGGCTCAAGCAGTATCTCGAACTGGAAGCCCGCGCCTACGAGCGCGACATGCGTGGCATCCCGGTCGGTCGCGCCCCGATTTCGGCGATCAAGCAGATGGTCAAGGAAGGCCGCCTGACACAGGCCGAGGGCGAGGGCCTGTTGCAGGGCATCAAGGATTTCATCACCACGCAGGTCAGGGACAAGAACACGTCTCTGCTCATGGATTCGCTGCCCTACGAAAACCAGACCGCCGACGGCCTGACGATTGCCGGAACCCAGCAGTGGGACGTCAGCTTGTTGTCGGGCGGCGTAAGCGGCTTCGCCGACATGGCCAAGGCAATCGACCGGCTACAGCGCGAGATCGCTCGCATCATCGGCACCGAGCATCTGATGATGGGCGATCAAGGCGGCAATCGCGCGCTCTCCGAAGACAAGAGCCGTAACCTTTATCTCATCGCAAATGCCGTGCTCGCCAATGTCGCCGATGCGATGGACCACGACATCATCGATCCGATCTGGTCGCTGAACGGCTTCGATCCCAAGCTCAAGCCGAGCTTCTCGACCGAGGACGTCGCCTTCAAGAACGCACAGGAGATCGCCACCGCGCTGCAAGCGATGGCGGCGGCCGGCGCTGTGCTCCAGCCCAACGACCCGGCCATCGACGACGTCCGCGACCTTCTCGGCATCGCCAAGGCCCCGGAGATGACGCCGGCACAGATCGGCATGATGCAGGGAGCCACCGCTGGCGCGCCCGGAGCGCCCGGCGCTGCCGGTGGACCGTTCGGGGCCAAGAAACCTCCCCTGCCCGCTCCTACCCCACCGGCCGGGGCCAACGGCAAGGCACCGGGGAGGGGCAGTCCGCCACAACAGGACGATGCCAAGCAGCAACAGGTCGCAGCTACAACCGATAGTCAGTCGAAGAAGCCCGGACAGAAACCGGTGCCGACCAAAAAGCGCTGGGACGAGTATCACGAGAAGTACAATCATTACCACGGCGAGCACGGCTACTTCGCGTCCGGCGACGGCGACCCGACGAGCACGGCAGGCTGGGGCGGCAGCGGCCCGGGCGGCTCACTCAGCATCGACGACTACGCCACGCAGGCGATGGGCAACCTCAACGCCACCAGCCGCACGGCACAGGGTGTGCTCGACACCTCGTCGAGCGCCGGCAAGGAAGACAAGCTGGTCGCCGGCCTGACCGGCGAGCACGCCGCGATGCAGGCCAAGCAGAACTTCGAAGGGGCTATCCGCGACATCTACTACGAGCGCAACACTATCCCGAGCCGCTGGGCCAACATGGAGGTGCGCGTCGACCGTCTCGCCGAGGACATCAATCAGGGCATCGTCCGGCCCGGCGAGGTCAACCGCACGCTCGAAACCAAGTTCCCCAACCAGACCAGTGTGCTCGATCTGCCAATTGCCAAGAAGCAGTTCGCGCAGGAACTGACCGAACGGCTGCACGATCCCAAGGCCGACCCGGTCGAGACCGCCGCGTGGATCGAGTGGCGCGCCAACATCATGGATCACTTCTGGTCGGACGGTGTCGGCAAGACGTCGAAGGCGCTGGCCGCACTGCCACTGATGCGCGCCGGCATCGCCCTGCCCAAGTACCCGGACAACAAGGTCTTCTACGGCTACGCGCCGAAGACCAGTGTCGACCCGCGCAACGGCGGCAAAGCCTATCTCGGTGCCGAGTGGAAGAAGTTCAACGACTATTACCACACACTGATCCCGGTCAGGAAGTTCAACCCCAACCACGATGAGCGTGGTCGCTTCGCCGAGAGCGGCGGTGGTCAGCAACTCGATCTGCCGTTCGAGTCGCGCGCGCTGGTGCCGGCGGAATCGCACGCACTGGTGCCGATGGAGTCCGGGCCGAACGCAAACAGTCTGGCCACCCAGCTGCCGGCCGCCGCCAACGACAATCTGCCGATCTCCCGCAGAGACCCGGAAGCTCCGCTCAAGATGCGGCAGTGGCTGGCTAGGAACGCGCGCGAGAAGCTGGCCGATGGTTTGTCCAGCGTCAAGGAGATTGGGGCGGAACTGGGTGCAGGTACGGTGCGTGAGGCGGCGGTCATCGCGGCGGTCGACATGGTTATGCATGCTGTCGTCCCGATCTTGCCCGAGCCGTTCGGTGCACTGACGGCGGCGGCGTTGACCGCCACCGTCGGCAAGATCGCTACCAAGCTCGGCGTCACCGAGGAGAACATCCGTCACGGTTTGAGGACCGGCGTCAACAAGCTGATCGAGTTCCGCAAGACGCAGCTGACACTGAGCCGTCTGATGAACGTCCCGGCCGGCGCGGTCACCAATCTCGAAAGCGGCCGCATCATCACCAAGGACGCCGAGGACATCGGCGTCATACTGCTCTTTAAGGACGACAACGCCGCCGGCCCCGACGACGCCATCTTGCAGTGGCTGTACTCGTTCGCCGACGCGCTCGACGCGCTCTCGCCACAGCGTGACCCGGCGACACTGAACGCGGCCGACGCCACCGTGCACGTCAACCGTCTGCACGACGTCACCGACATGGTCGTCAAGTACAACGAGAAGCACGACCCGCACAGTGGCGAGTTCGCTCCGAAGGACGGTGGCGACGGTGGTGGCAGCGCCGAACTGACCGGCACCGCCTACTGGCAGCGACCGACCGAAGAGAACTTCAAGCAGGAATACAAGGTCGAGTACCAGAACCATTTCAAGCCTAGCTACGGCGACATCTTCCCGACCGAGCAGAGCTTCGTCGATGCGGTCAAGGCCGCGCCCACCGTCACCGTCGACAAGAACCTCGACCGTCAGATCGGCAACCGCAGCAACTCGTCGTCGATGTCGAGCCTGCTCGGCCTCATTCGAGGCTACCGCTCGTACCCGAAGTACAGGAACGAGGGCACACTGAAAGCACTGGAAGATCGCATCAAGACCGGCAAGCCCGTCGACATGCCGATTGTCACCAAGGACGGCAACCGCATGCGCGTGCTCAGTGGCAACACGCGCATGGACATCGGCTTCATGCACAACGACCGTGTCAAGGTGGTCATGCTCGATGTCGGCAAGTACCGTAAGTACAACGAGAAGCACCAGCCGGGTGGTTCGCCCGAAGGCGGGCAGTTTGCGCCGAAGGACGGCGGTGGTGAGGGCAGCGTCGGTGGAGGCAAGTACGGACTGGTCCCCGGCGACGTCGAGAAGTTCCACGCGCTCAAGAACCAGTGGGCGAAGGTCAACAACGATCTTCTGACCCACATCGACAAGCCGGACTCGCCGGAAGCGCAAGCCGCGATGGGCGAGATGGAGCGTATCTCGAAAGAGATCGGTCAGCTGCACGCCGATCCCGGCGGGCCGGAAGGCATCGGTCTCCCCGGCGGGCCTCGCGATGTGACGATTGTCGGCGCAGGGCCGGGCGGTCTGGCGGCGAGCATATTCGGTGGGGCCGAGGGTCTCGATACACTGATTGTCGAGAAGAACGCGCAGGCTGGCGGGCAGGCGCGCTACTCGTCACGCATCGAGAACTTCCCCGGCTTCCCGGTCGGCGTGACCGGCGAAACACTGAGTTCGAATATGTTCGAGCAGTCGGCGCGGCTCGGTGCCGAGAACAAGCTCGGTGTCAGTGTCACCGGTATGACCGTCAACCCGGACACCGGGATGAAGACGCTGACCCTGTCGGACGGTTCGACGGTCGACAGCCGCACGGTCATCTTGGCCGGCGGCGTCGAGTTCCGCCAGCCCGACTTCCCCGGCGCGGAAGGGTCGGGTGTATTTGTCGGCGACGGCAAGACACTGGCCGAGAACAGTGTCGGCGGCACGGCGGTGGTGCTCGGTGGCTCGAACGGCGCGGCGCAGGCGGCACTCGGTGCAGCGACGCAAGCCGATCACGTCTACCTGATCTCGCGCAGCCCGATCACCAAAGGGATGAGCGATTACCAAGTCACTGCACTGGGCAACCAGCCGAAGGTCACGGTCATCGAGAACGACGGCGTCGCCAGTCTCAATCGCGATGCGTCGGGCAATCCCGTCAGTATCACCACCAAGAGCGGGCAGACGATCTCGACCAAGGCGGTCGGTGTGTTCACTGGCAGTGTGCCGGTGACGAATTGGCTACCCACGACGATCAACCGCGACGCGGCCGGCAGGGTGATCACCAGTGCCACGCTCGAAACCAGCATCCCGGGCGTCTTCGCTGTCGGCGACATGCGGCAGGGAGCCATCGGCCGGATCGGTGTGGCGGTCGGCGAGGGGCAGTTGGCTCTGCGTGAGGCGCACGTCTATCTGGAGGAAAGCCGCAAGGCGTGGGCGAAACTCGAAGCGGCGATCACCCACGACGACACGAGCAAGGCGGTCCACCGCTTCAACGGTTCCGATCTGCTCACGCGCCTGTTCGCCGTCGACCGCGCCAATCCGTGGTTCGGCCAGACCGTCGAGGACGTCAAGCCGCCGGTCAAGAAGTACAACGAGAAGCACCAACCGGGCGGCTCACCCGAGGGTGGACAGTTCGCACCAAAGGACGGCGGCGAGGGCGGCGGCGGTAGCGCCGAGGGCGGCTACAAGGTCAACAGCGACGGCAAGCTGGTTGGCTACGTGCCCAAGCCGGCCGCGTCGGCCACCGAACTCTACAACCGCACACGTGATCCCAACGCCACCCCGGAGAGCGTCATGGCATTGGCCGGACCCGACGTCGCCGCCAAAGCCGCCGAGGCCGAGCGCAAGCTGCACGACGACGTCGCGACGCAGACCAAATATCTGGGCAAGGACGGTAAGTACATCGCGAGCCGTGAGGCATTGCACAAAGACATTTTAGACAATGGCGGCAAGGGCGACTGGAAGGGCTTCACCAAGGACGCCGTTACGGCAGCGATGCCAGCAGCCGGCGAGCAGCCAACGCTCTACATCGTCGGCGGACGCGGTGGTGCCGGCAAGAGTTGGTTCTCGAAATCGCCCGACAGCCCCTTCGACGTCTCCAAGACGATGTACATCAACAATGACGACTTCAAGGAAAGCCTCCCCGAGTACGCCGGCTGGAACGCCGGCTCAGTGCACGAGGAGGCAGGCGACATAGCCGACCGCGCACATCAGAGGGCACGTGGTGCCGGCCTCAACGTCACCTTCGACGCCACGCTCAAATCGACCGGCTCGATTGGCAAGCTGATCGAGCAGTACGAGAAGGCCGGCTACCGGGTCGAGGGCTACTTCATGCACACTGCGCCGCAGGTCAGTGCAGTGCGGGCGATGGGCCGCTTTGATCACACTGGCCGGTACGTGCCGGCGCAATACATACTGGGCAGCACCACCAACGAGGCGTCGTTCGATGCGATGACGCCGCACTTCGCCAAGTGGGCGGTTTATGATAACAACACTGGCAACGGCCCGGTCAAGGTGGTCGAGAAGAGGTGAGCGATGGGTGATCCCAAGCTGAAGTGGCCTGCCGAGTTCTACGAGAGCGGCGAAGCCATGCCCGACAGCGCCGACGTCAATTCGCGCTACCACGG